TAAAAGTGTGCCCTCCTTGGCGTTAGATCAAACTAATAGTTCAAATTGCACAATCATATCCGCATCACTCAGCGCCGAATCGAACAGTACGGCTTTCTGCAACCATCCTCCCCAGAAACCTGAGTTTGACACCGTAGAGCCAGAAACCGAGCTGTTTCTGCCCAGCATGACGTAATCAAATGCCGGACAACCAGTCAGCAGGGTTTCCGGGTTATCAGTCATTCCGGAATAGACCTTGAGAACGCCGTTGTTCAGGGTGATCATCAGCGCATATTCACCGTACTGAGAGAACATTTTCCCTGTAATCGTCCAGGGTTTTTACGGAATTTTGCAGTGCCTCCTGCTGCTTATATGCCTGGAGTATTTCATCTGAACGGGAAAGGATCGACTTCTGGTCAGCGGTGAGCTGCGTTTTAAACTTGAGGTCAGCAATTTGCTGTTCGAATTTAACCCGCGCCTATGTCGCGCTGTTAAGCTTGTCACTGGTATCCAGCTGGGACTGCATGGCAGCAGTCTGCTGGTTTATCTGATCAAGCAGCCGGGTTGCTGAGTCCTCTGTAAAGGCCTTTTCTTTGTGGGTCTTAGGCTGCCCAGCTTTTTTGGCCTGCTCAAGTTCCCTTTCTCTTACAGCAATTAGCACATTGGCCTGATCGATTGCTTCTTTATTTCCTGAGAAAGCAATTTTTCTGGACTGTGCCCTGGCCTCCTTTAACCGAGCTTCTGCACCGGCAACCCTGTCTGCTGCCAGATACTCCTTATTAATCCAGTCAACAGAATTTTTTACCGCCTATTACCTTCAATGGTAAGTGTGTTCATCGTGGTTTGCAGATCTAATGCCTGGCCGATAAACCTCATCGTAGGATCAATTGCGCCACCAAGCGCTACGTTTTGCCTACCCTTATCCGCTGCTGTGTAATAATTTTTGACCTCAATAGCTGCAGCTGTCCACGAATCACCTATTTTCAGGATCTCCCGTCGATGCTGATCAATATCAGCATTCAAGGCGGTGAAATTAGCAGAGTCCTTGTATTGGGCTACCTTCGTCCTTGCCTCGTCATAACTAAAACCAACGTCGCTTAGCTTATTTATTGCTTCGCTCGCACCGTTATTAGTCGTTATAAACATACTACCGACTTCATCGATCGTCTGACCCGTCTTATCAGATATAGCAACCATATTAAGTGCAAGTCGCTCAGCAGCATCTCCGCTAGCACCAAGGGACGTTGTGGCTATTTTTGTCGCAGCATCAATTTCCTGGCGGTTCTGATAAACAGCATAAGTTAGCAACCCAACTGAAGCAGCTGCCACGCTAGAGGGATTAACCAGACCCATGACATATGTGCCAACGCCCTCGATCGCTGGCCCAATGCCGCCAAACATATCTTTGAGCTGACCGCCCTGCTGCATGAGAACCATAAACGGTGACTGTCCGGTAGAAAGACCGACAACAATATCGGTCATCTGAGCAGGGATCAGGCGCATAGCGTTGGCAGTCTGAGCTGCAGATTGGCTTGTTTTACCCAATTGCGCCTGGGTTTTCTCCAGGGCATCGCGGGATTCTGCAAGTTTGCTGTTGAGGCGATCGTAAGCCAGGGGCGACAGCATCCCGGATGTTTTAGCTGTATCCAGCTGGCGCTGCTGCTCGTTCAGGCGGCGGAATGCTTCACCTACGGGATCTATTTGGGCTTCAAGACGACGCAGCGCAGTTACCTGCTCATCATGTGCTTTTACAGCCTCGCGCTCGGCTTGTGCTTCGCCGGTTACTTCCCGACGAGTCTCCTGCAGTTTTTTGCTGTATGCATCATATTGGGAAGTATTAATTGTGCCCGATTTAAAGGCAGTATTCAGTTCACTTTGTTGTTGTTCAAGATTGCGAAGAGCAGCTGCCAGAGGGTCGATTTTATCGAGCATTCTCTGGAATGCATCAGCCTGCGCCTCCTGCTGCGCAGCAGCCAGTTTGCTGGCCTTTTCTGCTTCTCGTTGAGCTTGTGCAACACCGCTTAACTCATCGGTCGTATCATTCAGCATTTTGGAGAGAGTGCGAAACTCTTCCTCGTCAATTAGCCCCTTATCGAAGTATTTTGTCAGCTCACTATAGCGGCGGCCAACGGTATCAATTGCAGCACCAACCGGATCAATGGCTGCTCGCAATTTATTGAGAGCATCTTTTTCATCGTCAGTCGCTTTTGTCACTTTGAATATGCTGGTTACAGCCTTATCACCAGACTGAGTCATCTTATCAAGCGCAACAGTAAAGCTGTCAGCCTGCTTCTTTGCCCCGGAGCTATCCAGGCGTATCGCTAGCCGTGATTCTTGTTCTGCCATTTACCTTATCTCCGGGCAATAAAAAACCCGCCGATAAAGCGGGTTAGGAAATACTTAAAAAATGATAATCAGTGAAGGCTATCTTCATCCCTCGATTGAGTTACTGCAATTTAACGCCTCCCATAGCAAACCGTTTGTCATCTTTGTTATAGGCTTCAAAATTTAAGGATTTCCCTTCATTGGATCTAACGATATTTACTTTACCATTGTCGCCACCAACGCCTTTCATTGTGAAGGTAGTTGTCTCCTGACCAGCAAAGGTGTTACTGCTGATATCGTTTTGATAGTAAGCCTTGCCGTCAATAATCATATCTACCATCCCGCTGTTATGCAGGTACAGCTTGGTATGATGCCACTTTCCCGTCCCGGTTAAATCGCCAGTGAGGAATTCACAGTTAAAGGAAACATCCCCTTTTTTACATTCCGACGTTAGATAGGGGGAGTGGTACTCCGGCCATTCCGGCATACTTCCTGCCGCGCGATATCATAGCGTAAGCGTTGAGGATCTCCCCAGTGACTGCATCGATTTCGGGCTCTGGAATGGGCGGGAGATTTAGTTTCTCCCTGCGCCACTTTGCTTTGTCACCCTGTTCGCCGGCGAATTCCTTTAGCCACTTTTGGGCCTCTATGGCTTTTTTACGGTTTCCTGAGTCTGCTGCTCCTTACCCCGAGCAATGTTCGCCGCCTCAGCCAGAATAAGCCAGTACAGAGAGGGGTTTTGCTTCAGTAACGCAACACCACGCTCCGGTGTATACGCTACGGCCGTCTCCGTACCATCCACCAGCTCCCCCACGCCTTCCCAGTCTTTCAGAAGAAAGCGCGCGCAATTGTCGATGAGAAGATCATCAACCGAGTCAATCTCGCCCACACTGGCGAGATCGAAAGCATCCGTACCGACCTGGTAGCTCGCGTCCATTTTGTCGATATGGCGCCGCACCAGCGCATTGCGTGAGCGGTATTGTGGATTCTCGCTACTGGCCACCAGCAGACGGAGTTTAAATAGCGCCTCGTCTTCCGGCGTGAATTTCTTTTTACTACCTGCCGGCTTTTTGTAAGGGAAAACCAGCGTTCTCCGTTCAAATCAATTTGAGAAGAAATAATCAGCATAAAGACTCCCAAAAAAGCCCGAACCGCGATGCTCAGCGGAACGGGTCAGGTAAATTAAGGCGCGGTAACGATGATTTCAGACGTTGCCGTAAAGGTGCGGGCCTTATCCATCGCCACCAGCAATCTGGCTGTCAGTTCCGCATCGCTGACATTCAGGATTTTTATCATCCTTTTTGCAACGCTGGTACTGTACCGCGCTATCCATATCGCATGCGCTATCGATTCATCCTGAAGCTTGTCATTCGCCGTTGCCATTTGCACCACCCGGGTTACTCAGTCCGCCGGCCAGCGTGACCTGCTGATTCCGCAACTCGTCGATAACTTCTTCGGGCTTCGCGTCCGGATCGATAAATTTGAGGGCCTGCAAAACGCGAACAGCATCGACCTGACGTATATCACCACCCTGACGGAGCGACTGAACAGCTGATGCAGCTGCGGCATCAAACGTCTGGGCTGAAACATCCAGTTCGGTGCGTACATCGACATTGCCGCCTTCTTTCTCGCCCAGCCATTCCGCCATGATCTGCAGAATGTTATCGAGGGCGTCCTCAAGAGAGCTCGCCATCGTATACAGAGGGGAGTTTTCTTGCATGCGCTCTTCATTGGTCTGATCAACGGATTTGGTAGAGGTATTCTCGGCACGTAAGAGTTTTGCCCCGGCCTGCCGCATCTGATCTTCCAGTTTTTCCAACGACGTTTCACCAGCTTCAATCGCAGCCCCGGTATGCTCGACATATTCCAGTCCCTGCCGCTGGCGGTCATCGAAACGAGTCGCAGAGGAAGAACCTATCGTCAACGTTTCGCCATCAGCCAGACCGTAAGCCACCAGCAACGGCACGCGAGCGACATGCAGGATGTTGTCCTGTTCGCTCTGACTCTGCCAGTGCTTGATATTCAGTAAGGCGAGATTAAGCAGTGGCGGTGAACCGCGCATAAAGCCTGTGCGTTTTGTGTAAAGCGTCACCAGGGGAATATCATCGCGACTGGTTTCCCACTCGTCGTGAATCTGCCACTGGCTTTCGCCGTTATCACCTTTATTTCGGCGATAAATTTCAACCTTGCCCGGCATGATATGGCGTATTTGCTCAACTTTCGTTTGCCCGTAATCGTCGCCATCAATAATGATGACCTCTCTGATACGCAGATCGGTCAACACCACTTTCCCTTTAACCACTTTCGATTTCCAGCCGATGACCTGGCGAGGATTTAACATCGTGGCATACGGGCGGGATCCTGCGGCTATTTCGTCGGCTTTAGTTTTTACTGCCTCCCGGTCAATTTTCGGGAAATCCACCAGCGCATGTACCAGACCATACTGGAATCCGATACTGAAAAATTGCTGTGCCCAGACATCGAGCCGGTTTCCTTCCATATCAATATCTGGCGACAGCTCCCGTATTTGTTCAGGAGAGTCCTCACTCAATACCGTCGGCTCAGCAAACATTCGCCCGATGTTTTGTTTAATAGCCTCTTCATAGGCAGGGAGTAACGTTGCCGAAGCCAAACGCTCCTTATAACTTTCAGGATCTTCGTTCGGCCATTTAGGGAGATACTTCTTGCCCTGCCGGCGCATTTCCAGCGTGCCGCCCATCAGCGCATCATTAATATCCCATGCCTCAACCCTGTCGTTATAGTCGAGGTTGGGCGTAGAAATATCAGGCATAGTTTTACATCCGCAGTTGGGTGACTTTTCCAGTCGGTTTGATGATCGGGAATTGCTTCACAATGAAATACCCACCGGCATCGTTGGGGTGATCGTTATCCGCCGTTTTATCCGGCTCACCGTTTTCGCCCCAAACCTGTTGCTCAAGCGATTCGGTGTACACCGGGCACCGCTTTACATTCACTTTGTAGCGACGTTCACCGTTACCATTGCAGAACATGGCATTCATCGCGTTGATGCGGTCTTTCACTGGTGGGTTTGATGCATTAACAACCACATTGAAGCCAGCCTGCTTAAGCTGAGCGATATCCGTGGCGCTGGCATTGCTGGATTTGCGGGAATCGCCGGAAGCGTCCGGGTAAATATAGATTTCCCGCACCTTGCGATAATCGTTGCCGTCGTACAGCCAGAACCGTTCTTTTATGATGCGGATCATGTCAGGGGTGTCGTAAGCCTTCACAATTTCATTCACCGCAAACGGAAGCCCCAGACGTAACACATGAACAACCCCGGCCATCTTCCCGACGTTGAAATCCATACCGATATACAGCGGCTCACCGGGTTGCTCTTCTTCCCTGCAGTTATTCAGCTTACGGTCAAACTGATGGTAAATCGTCCCGCTGGTCAGATTGGTGAACTGGCCACGGAGATAAGCCTTGATCAGCTCCGGCGGGTATGACTCCATCAGCGACGGGATATAGTCCGGCGGCAGATTCTTTTCGTTGTCGAACGTCGAGGCCTGCACCAGGCCGTACAGCGTTGAGAGCGAAGGCTTATCGCGTACAGCCTTTGCGAACTGCTGATAAACGAATTTAAACCCTTCCGGCGTAGTGGTGACGTCGATCCCGTTTCGCAATCCGGGCACGTTGTAACGCATACGGGCAATGATTTTTCGCCAGGCAAACTGCGCCTTTTTGGCGGGCATTACGTCCAGCTCATCAATCAGCGCATTACCGATTTTAAAACCAACGATGGTTTGCAGTTTCTCCATCGAGCGGCAAATCGTTGTTCCTCGGTACTGGCGCCCGGCGTAGAAGTGAACCTCTTTGTTTCCCTCGTTGATTTTGACATTCAGCCCCCAGTCGTGGGCCACCTCCTCAACAGTGGGATAAAAGATGTCACGGATCTGCGGATACGTTGGCGCAAAGTAACCCTGGTTGATTTTAGGGTGTTCCCACATCCCTTTGCAGATACCACCGCAGCCGACCCATGTCTTGCCAGGACCGAAGCCGGCGACGTAGGCCTTAAACTTGTACTGCATCGCAAGAAATTTGGCTTGGGGAACGTTAAGCGTTGGAGCTATCGCCATCCTCTTCCCTCACTCGTGCATCGACTACGTTGATAATGATTGCAACTGGCGTTGGTTCGTCATCCTCCGGATCAGCAGCCAGCTCTTTGCGTAACTTTTCAACCTCCAGCTGCCGGCGCTCAATTTCAATCAGCTGCAGACGCTGGGCGAACTCGCTATCAGCCAGGCCGAGCCGTTTCATCACCGCCTCGTACATTCGCTCACGGCTAATAGCGGTAATCTCCACGCCATTCTTCCCAAGCTTCACACCGGAATAGGCAAGCGCAGCATCCGGCGCCAGCTTACGCGTATCAGCGAAGTATGGCTGGCCGACGCCATCACCATTACAGCGAGGGCATTCCGGGTTAGGTGCGCTGGTGTGGTCGTAACCGTAACCACCAACATCTACGGGCTCGCGGCGTTTTCGCTCAAGCGCTTCGAGTCGCTTCTCTTCGTACTCAACAGCATCGCGCCATTGATACTGGTGACCGAAGCCCCAGCAGTAACGGCAGCTCCCGCGGCGATACTGAGAAAGCTGGTTGGCGTCGAAGGTGGCCAGACGCCACATCTGCTCAAGCACGGCATCGGCACTGCCAAGCGTGCGCACAATGGATGCTTTCTGCTGCTGCGCAATGGCCTGCGCAATACTAACTTTTGCTAACAGCCTTGCTCCCTGCTCATTCGCTGTCTTCTTGCTGTACCCGGCACGGATAGCGGCCTGCGTGGCGTTGTTGTCCTTCAGGTATTCTGCGACAAATAAACGTTGCTGATCGGTGAGGTCATCATCATCCACCAGCTCTTCTGCGCACTTTTCCTTTTGCGCAGTGCGCAATTTCTTCTGCGCAGGTTTTTGCGCAGTTTGCGCAGTGGGTTTCTTGATGTATCGGCGGGCAGTAGCGTAATTCAGTCCCTGCGCTTCACACCAATCCTTCGGTGATACGCCGGTTGCGGCATGATCGGACAGGAACCGTTGCTGAAGCTCGCCCCAGTCCGGTTTTGCCATAGTATTTTCCTGTAGTAACAACCAATAAAAAAGCCACCCGGAGGTGGCCTTTGTGATGGTCATGGCTCAGATAAACTTAATGAGAGACGACTTCTTGAATCGCTTTTTTTTGTTCAGTGGTAAGGTATAGGGTGCCGTCGTCATTCTCAACTAGCCATCTAATAGCTAGCTCCATGGCTGATTCATAAGCCAGGTTGTTGGCAGGTCCAGCTTTTACTGCCTGCACAACCTTTTTAACGTTCTCGTCATCAACTGTATGCATGATTTCTCTCCTGATTATTGAGGCGTCAGAATTTCATCACGACATAGTAAAGACAAGCCATTATCACAGACACTCAGTGAATGCCTGCTGTAATGCCTTAGCTCGCCTGTTCTGCGATGGTATCAAACAGCGCCAGCGCTTCGGTCGACTCCTGAACCGCCTTGATGGTCTGCGTGACAACTTCTGATTCAGTTGTCACGCGGTTGTACTGCTGGATGAACAGCTGATATTTGAGCGGGCTATCCTGAACGAACTCAATTGCCTTAGCAGCCGCTGCGGTGTCGCAGTTAAGGGTGGAAAACAGATTTAGTCGAATCTGTTCTGCAGGTGTGATCTCTACCATGTGTTACCTCTGTGCGATGTGGGGAGCATTATCGAATCAACTCAGTTAATGACCCTGCGATACCACAAAAAATTCCTGAGATGACAAAAATTAGCTCCATAGAAAATTAATAGCTTAATAACCTTGGTCTACATTTATAGATGCAACCGATATGAGTTGCTCTGCATTGTGAAAAGGAATCATCATGACCTTGACTGAAGATGCAATTAATAACGCTTATAGATCAACAATATCTGCTCTTTTTAATCAACTTATTAACGCTGTTGCAGGAGGTGACTCTCAAGCTCTGGACCACTTTGAGGCTGGACTAAAATTAGCTAAAGATGTCAGGGACAAAGCCTTATCTGTATCGACTGGTAATTATTATCCTTAAGACTCCTTTCATAAGACTACTCAATGCGTGCTATTTGATGCATAGCTAAGAGTTGGGCCGCCAAAAACGGCCCAACTCTTATCAACTCAACCGCCCCAGTTAATACGGCATTGATTTATTTTACAATTTGCAAATACACCCTCTTTCGAATGGACTATCATTGCCGGATTTTGAGTCCAATCTTGCGAGACCGTAAATTTCTTAATCATCTCTTCATTCATTACACATTCTTTAAAATAGATGGCATTTACATTATCAATACCTTCCATCTCAGCTATTTTCTCCGAGCCATCAGGATATTGTATTACAAATGTAATTTTTTTGATATTCCCACGCATATAGCACCTCAAAATTGAAGTTTGGAGATAAAGACATAACAGCATCTTTATCATAGCAGAGCATAATCAATTCAGGCACTGAGTGCAGATTTAGTCCTGTTAGCTAGCCGGGGCGATATAAATAAAATACTCTTTGCCCTGCTCAAACTGCTCGAATGCTGCTGGGTTACAGGAAGTAACCACGAAAATGCTTGCAGCCATTACCGACGAATATAAAGCCAAAGGAAAAGCACGAATGACACAAACGCTTCGTAGTGTCTGGATCGATTTGTTCAGGGAAGCACAACATGCGGGCGAAGTTGAGCCAGGATACAACCCGGCACTAGCTACCAGAAAAGTCGTTGCTCGGGTAAACCGCTCTCGACTGAATTTTGAAATGTGGCAAGCGATCTTTGAAGGGGCCAGCGATATGGCCCCTTACGTTCAAAACTCCATGCTGTTGGCGATAGTCACCGGACAAAGGCGCGGTGATCTCGCCAAAATGAAGTTCTCAGATGTTTGGGATGGATACCTGCACGTTAAACAGCTAAAGACAGGTGTGAAACTTGCTATTCCACTCAGTTTGCGCAGTGAGGTGCTGGACATTAGCCTGGCACAAGTGATCAAGCGCTGTAGGGATCGGATTGTTAGCCCGTGGCTTCTTCACCACGTAACGTCCAGCGGGAAAGTAAAAGCCGGCGATCAGGTTGGCGAGAACAGCCTTAGCGTTTCCTTCAAACTCGCAGTGGATAGCACTAACCTTTCCATTGAAAGAGGGAAAACAATGCCTACTTTCCATGAGCAGCGCTCACTGTCCGAACGTCTGTATGAGGCACAGGGAATCAACACCCAACAGCTGTTAGGACACTCATCAGAAAAAATGACAGCACAGTATCACAACGATCGGGGTCTCGATTGGGTGAAAGTAAAGGTGTAGCTACGTGAAAAATTGGGCCGTACCCCCACGCAAATTTAGCAAAATTTAAAAATATATTTTGGGGAAAAGTTTTGGAGGGATTTTGGGGAAGAAAAAATTGGATAAAAACCGGGCAGCGCGTCCGGTTATCTTGTCAGACTAAAATTGCCCTACGCACTCAACCCGCGATTTTTCAGCATCGGCTCAATCTGTGGATCGTGTCCGCGCCACTGGCGATACAGTTCAGCTAAATCAGTGCTGTTCCC